TCTAAAATATAAATACTTTTCCATTTTATATAAAGTTTATAAGGTTAATAATTAAGATTTCTTGATTAACATGTAACGATTCGCAGCATATCCTTCAAAACCTCTTTCACATCTGTAGTGTGATTGTAACACGTCAGTTGTATTAGTTTTGTTTTGTAGAACAGCAGAACCTGTTAACCAGTGTTCCATATCTCTCGAATAACCATTAGCAGCTTTATATCGTATTCTCAACGATGGGATTTGATCTCCAGATCTAGCATCTTTTTGCATATCCATAGGAATGCAGACACCGTAACCACCATAGTGGAATCCAGTAGCTCCTAATAACCTTGGGTGATTAAACAAATCATAAGTTTTCTTATGGAATGTATATCCACCTCTTGTGAAAGAATTAAACCCTAAGTTTAACGCCATGTTTCTATTATTTTGGAAAGTACCGTAGTTAGCACCACCAGCAGCATAAGCACCTTGAGCAGCTAATAAATCATCAATATCTAAAGATAAATCTATACCAGCGTAAAGAGCATATTCCTTAGCACCTCTATATTTATCTAATGATTTAATAATAGCGTCAAAGTCAGCCATTGTGATAGATGCAGAACCTAAGTCCATAGACTGTCCATCTGTTTCAATCCAAGGCAAAAGACCTAACGTACCTCTAAGTGTTGAGTTGTCAGCAACGTTATTACCACTCTGAAATGCTGTTGTAGTTCCTTCCAAAGTAGAGTTAGTGATATCTTCACCTAACATCATCATAATCTCAGAGTAATCCATAAATCTCTTGAAAGTATCTGATTCACCTTTTAAGTACCATACGTATCCTGAACCCATTTTTTCATTGTCAACTTTTACGTAAACAACATTTGTAGCTTCAGAACCTGTTACTTCAAAAGATTCTTTTAAAATCATACACTTGTTAGAATATTCGTGAATTAACGGAGATAAACTATCTGGTTGTGATCCTCCTTCTGGATGAGCATTACCAATGATAGCAAATTCATAAGCATCACCTGTACCTGTTTTAGCAACGTTAGCTCCATCAATAGAGTGAACTTTTACTGTATAAGTAGATGAACTAGGAAATTGTGTTGATATAACATACCACATGTCACCATCCTTATCACGTAAAATATCACCAGGTCTTACTGGAGAATATTCGTTACTAGTTCCAGCAAAGTTTGCTTGGAATGAATCTGATGCTAGTGTAAGTGTTACCTCAGCAGCATTATTTGCTGATGCCGATGAAAATGTTGCACTTACGCTATTGTGTCTGAACGCCTCTTCATAGTGCTCAAACGTAGTGTTGGAAGTAGGAGCTTTTGAGCCCATTAATTCCATGAGTCCCGTAATACCTTGCTCGCCATAACGCTTTACAAGATTTTCTGAGACATCTCTTTGTCGTAAACTGTTTGTTGTTAAGTTACTTACGTAGTTCTCGCTAGTAGCGATCTGAACCGCAGAAGGCTTAATTTGAACAGCATTACCTAAATTTACTGTAGCCATTTTATTATTTTTTAACTATTTATTATTATTATTAATTATTCCACATTGATCTTCTTCCATTCATTTGTTCATCTAGTTGATCTAAAATATCTTTGCCCTGCTGCTCCTTTTGTCTAGGTTCGTTATTAAACGAAGGATTTTTAATATCCCTTACTACCTGCTCGGTTCCCTTAGACCTGTATTGATTGGCTACACTTCTTATTATATCTTGAAAGTTTCTCAAGACAAACATATCGGTATTCAACCTATCAAAATCCCAGTTTCCATCCTCGTTGATGTACTGATTAAAAAAGTCACTTAGATTAGAATTTGCATCTACTAAGTCCTTTCTGTGATCATCACTCAAAGCGAATGTAAACTCTTCACCAGAGTCGTTGATATCAAATGTTATAGACTCAACCTCATCAACTTCCGAAGACATGTCGCTAACCCAACTTTCCCTTGCAGCTTCCTGCTCAGGTGAATCTTGATTGCTGTTTTGAACAGGAGTTCTGTATTTTTCCTGCATATCAATAAGATTCTTTCTTGCCTTAGCAACATCCTTTTTTAGTTCAATTTTACCAAGAGTTTTCTCCGAATCACTGTACTTATCCTTGTCAATCTTATATTTAGAGTCTATCAAAACATTTACTTCATCCATACTTAATTCTGGATTTTCTTGTTTAAATGAAAGCCTCATAATATCTTCATTAGACATTTTAGAATAATCAACAGCTTGGGTTCTGATATAGTCAGCTATAGACCTCCCTGTTTCACTAACAAAATTATTCATCTTCTCTATCTGTTCGTTAGCAAAAGATGTTTTTTTAGTTGACAGAGCGTCATTAAAAGATTCAATAGAGTCAAATTTTTGGTTAAACTGTTCGTTTACAAATCTTAAAAACTCATTTTTGTTTCTTTCAATTACTTCAGCCTGTGTATCCCCTTGTGTAGGTTGATCACTAGATTCATTATTTAAAGAACGATCAATATTATCCTGTGATTCTTTTGGCTCCTCCTGTGAAGGTTCCTCAGTCTCACTAGTTTTACTTTCTGTTGTACTTTCTGTTTGTGGCTCTGAACCTCCCGTCAAGTCTACAACTTCTGTTTGTAGCTCTTTAGGTTGTTCTTGTACAACTTCACCACCTAATTGTTCAGCGAGTAAATCGCCCATTTTATCTGACATAATATATTAAATTAAATTAAACCTTTTTGCAAAAATATAACATTTACAGATATAATCAAATTATCCATAACTTTTTTTACATTCCTAATTCTAAGTCCGGATCTTCTATGGGTCCTTCCTTACCTTTTCTTTGCTCAATCATCTTCGATTGAAAGTGTGCACTTTTCTCTACAGTCTTCTCTCTAGACTCTCCTTGAGCTTTGCTAGCAGCTACTTTACCTATGTTACCAGCTTGTATCTCTCTTAACCTTCTAGCGTGACTAGCTTCTTCAAATTGATTCTTTAGCTGAAACTCCATCTGTATTTTTTGCATTTCAAACTGAGCATCCATCTCCTTCATTTTAGCATCTATCTGTGCTTGCATCTGTAACTCTTGCTGTTTCATTTGTGAAGACATAGCTGCTGACTGTTGCTGTTGCTGTGCGTTAGCTTGAGACTGACCTTGAACTATAGCCATTTGCTCTTGCTGATATTTTTTTCTTCTTAGAATTAACATTCTAGAACCTAGCTTAGGATTATTAATATCTCTTATAGTTATCGCATCTTCTATTCTAAGCTCTTTTTGTGCTAACGACATTTGTATAGCTTGTTCTAATTGTGCCTTTTCTTGTTCGTTTGGAGCTATCTCTATAGCTATACCAAAGTCATGTAAAGAAATATCTTTATTAACCTCTATTGTTTTCATTACAGAGTTTCCTAGTGCAGTCATATAACCCTTGAGAGGCTTGTCATACTCAACTATATCCTGCAACTTCATACATACAGATTTAGCTAAGTTTTGAACCATGTTGTTAAACCCATCGTCAATAGATCTAGTAGCATTATTAGAAGCCATTAACTGCATTTTCTGAACACCAACTAAAGCTTCACTTGATGGTTTAGCTCCATCTCTAGCTTCATTAACTCCCGTCACATCACGTATCATATTTAAATTATGCTGATATATTTGTATCAACTGCATCATATCCCTACCAATACCATTTTCAAGCTCTTGTATAGGAACTGTATTAGATGCTATACCTTCATCATCCACACGTCTATAATATATATTACCAGTTTGATCATATATCTCTTGTAGTTCAAGTGGTGTGAAAGTTCCTCCATCACCTTTAGAAACATTTTCTAAGGATCCTATTTCGAATGCAGCCCCCTTTGGTCTAGCCTTAGCTAAAACCTGCTGCATCTTTAAATGTGCTAGTTGTATTTGATCAGCAAAAGGCATCATTCTTTGAACCAAAGAAACAGTACGCATATTATTTATATTAGGACTATATAGTATGTAAGAAAGTTTTGTTTCAGAAAGATTAGACTTGGGTCTAGACATATTCTTTGCAAGACCGTAATCAAATATATAATCACTACCAATAATATACTTACCACTATATACCACCTTAACTGTGCTACTAATTTGCTCTCTCTTATGCTTAGATCTTTTTGGTGGTTTGTAGTTTTTGCTTCTTTTCCTCACAGAAAATCCCCCAAAATCATTTCCCTTTTTTTCAAAGTTTAGATCATAAGTAGATATAAACTCAGCATCCATAATTTGAACCGAAAATCTATCGTACTCATGAGCGTAAGAAGAGTAGTTAGCAAAAGATCTTCCGTATAAGCTGTCATCATCCCTATACTTGCTAGCATAATTTTTAGCTATATCATCATACTGTTCATCACTAAATTGATCGCCAGCCATTTGTTTTAACTGTGCTATGGTAACTGTATAAACCTCACCCGCATGTTGAATGTTTTTATAATCAGATGTTTGAGAATAAGAAGTTATTAGATTCAAAGGATCTACATATCTTATTTTTATACCTTCAGAGGGATCTATGTAGGTTTTCATACCTGCTGTTCCAAGAACAACTAAATCTCTAACACATTTTTTTCTTATTTCTTCAAAGTCGTTTTGTTGAAAAACAAACTCTACACCTTTCTCTACAGAAACTTCATGTGCTTGCTTATAATTTAATGTCATAAACAACTCTATTTCTTCCATGCTCTCAGGTATAAAGCCTTTTTTATTTAAATCAAAACCTGTTGTCTTAGAAACTCTTTGCCTGATAGGAGCGTTCATCATATCAGCTATCATTTCTTTTTTGTCCTGTTTTCTTTTATCTGATGATATTTTATCTATAGCATTAGCTTTTACAGCAAACTCTCTGTTTGTCATATCTCCACAAACAACATCAACAAATTTAGGCACTATAGAAACTGGAGTCCAGTCTATATTCATGTAAGAGGAGTCTCCTTCTACATCTAGCAAATCTTTATATTTAGCAACACTTTGAGTTCCTTCAGCATAAGCTCTCATTTTGTTAAAAGCTCTTTTCCTATCTTGATAAGCTAAATCTGTATTATTCTTAAAATCGGAATACATAGTCTTAAAATATTGAAGACCATATTCATTTGAAGCTTTATCTTCATTACTTGCAAAAACTGTAGGATAACCTCCTATTAATTCAAATTGTTTTTTCATCTATATTTTCTTAGACATTAACCCTGTATTCCTGTATTTTTTTACAAAGTTAAGATTTATTTTTGAAATTTTCTTTTCTATTACGTGTTTTTGTGCACCTAACAAAGCTAAGCTAGAAGCTACAGTTGCATCATACTTAGTTCTGTTACTTGGCTCAAAACGACTCCAATCATCTAAAAGCCTGTTAAAATAACACCTTCCCATTTCCTGGGTTTCACTATTAAAGCCTACATAATCATAAACATAACTAGCTACTGCTTCTGTCTGAGCATTTAACACAGCAACACCAGTAGATGGTATACCCTTTGTTTTTTGTTTTCTGCTATTTTGAGTATGTGTTGATTCCGGTCTGTCCATCAAATAATTGTAATAACCTCTTCTTTCAAAGTATTTTATTATGCCTACTTTATTATTTTCTATTAATATTGGACACCCATAAAACACACAGGTCTTCAAAACATCCTCATAAAACATTTCTGCCTTAGGAGGTCTAGCTATATACTCACAAACAAACTGATTTGAGAAATCATCCATCATGCTAAATTTTTTATAAACATAACAAGCAGCATCAGATCTTCTACCATCAGTAGTGGTGTCATGATCGTAAGGGTCACAACCAGCAACCATTTCTATATCATTAGCTGGAGACTTCTTATTGTTAATCGTCTTAATTTTATTTCTTCTATCTTCCGGTGGTATCCATGATATTCTCCATCTACCTTGAGATCCTGGCTTCCATAAAACAGTTGTATCTTTTTCCCCCGCTTTCCATATAAAGTCTCCTTTTACTATTAGGTTTTTAGCCTCTTCATTATAATCCATTTGTTGATATATTCTTTCAACATCAAAGGGGCTGTATCTAGAATCACTTCTAAACGCTTCATCTATAGAAAAGGGTCTCTGTCTTTTTTCCTCAGACAGTTTAGTTGTATTTCCTTTATAAGCATCTCTTATATTTTGTAAATATTCTTTAGACCCAATACTTTTGCCTATAAATTTAGCCTGTTCTTTGGTTGGTGTGTCAATCACAGAAAATCCGTACTCATCTATAAAACCTTCATACCCATCGTAAGCTGGCGTAAAATAAGAGTACATGCCTGATCTTGTTCTACCATTAGCATCTCTATCTTTTATATCGCTATCGTACCATATGTTTTTAAAGTTTTCACCACCAGATACTTCAAGCTCATTAACGGTAGAGGGCATAAAACATCTTCCTATAATTTTATCTCCTAGTGTTAAACAAGACCTTACAACTTCCCAGTTTTTTTCTACACTAGCTTCGGTCCACTTACCAGCCTCATCACATAGATACCTTATTAGTTTTACAGAATCATAAGAGTTTTCTCTAGTGTTTCTCCAGTCTATTCTACTATTTAAAGCCTCTGATTTAGTAACCTTAGAATAGTTTTTTGTTATTTTTTGACCTGGAGTATTAAAACTAAGTGTGCTCTTTGGATTGTCACTACCATCTATAATTGGTTGGAAAAAGAATGGCAAACTTCTAAACATATAAACTAATTTGTCTGTAAACAAAGACTTAGCGTCAGCACCAGTTTTACTAGTTATGCCCCCATGAGAATTGTATCTTGATGTTATTTCGTACAACAACATAGCAGCACCTTTATAAGAAGCACCCTCTCTACGATGCTTAACCATGATCATACCAAAACAATCTGGGTCTTGTTTGCATATTTCCCAAAATATAAAAAACCTTCTGTCCCTATCTCTATATTCAGGATATCCTATATCCATTTTACACCAATTTAAATAGTAGTAATGTTCACCGGTTATATATGTGGGTTGCCCGTTATTCATAAACCAAACACCTTCTTCTCTCCTTTTAAACTCTTGATCTATAAACCATGAATATTTAGGAACAGTATCCTCATTAAGACCATCAGGCATTTCAGTTCTTTTCCACTTTTGATCTTTCTTTTTTAAATCTGAAAACAGTATATCCTTTTTTCTGGGCTTAGTAGGAGTCTTGAACTTTAAACCATTTACCTTTATGTATCCCTCCATAATAAATTTTAGCCAATTATGCAAATATAATAAAATAAACCTTACTCTCTATTTTTTGGCGTACTTTTCTGAAAAGCCAGCCTTGAACGATTTCTCTTCTAATTCAGCTTGTTGACTGTCAGTAAGACCTTCGTTTATTTGATTTTGTATCTTGTTGATAGCCATGAGTATATCTTGAGCGTCCATGAAACACTCTTTTTTAGCTTTCATAGCATTTCTAGCTTTATCGTCTTGTAGGTCTGGATCTATAGGTTTTTTAACTTCTTCTAATAATAAGTCAAAAGCTTTATTGCCCGACTCTATTAGACTTTCTAGTTTCTTGCTTATATTTAACTCTTTCATTTATTTTTATGTTTAGTAAAACTGCACACCTCTCATAATATTCCATTTCTTCGTAGTAGTTTATCATAAAGTCCATGAGTCCATCAAACACTTTTTGATCTAAATTTTCTTCCACTACGTTCCATAAAAAATAAGACTGAGATGGAGAATCCAATATCTGTTCTATAGATTTTTTACCAGTTAACAAGTCATAAGAGTTGGCAACACATATGTCTATTATTTCTTGAGTGTCTATCATTATTCAACTTTTGCTAATATATCAAAGTTACGCATTCTTAATAGTTTTTCTCCCTCTATAACCATATCATATTCAGAATTTTTTGAAAAAACTACTTCGTCACCCTTTTTAACTCCCATATTTTTCATCTCTTCGTTCATGTGTTCTATATAACCATGAAGCTCTATATCCTCGGCTTCCGGCTTAATATATATACCAGAATCTGTAATATAGTTAGATTCATCTTCTATTTTCTGTCTAACAAAGTTCCAGTGATGAATCATTCTAATTTTATCATCTCTAACTGTAGCGTAGATGTGACTCCAATGAACACTAAATACTTTATCTTGCTCGTGAAACTTAACTTCATTTTCTTCACTTGTCAAGAAATGGTGACAATAAACTTTGTCTCCCTCTTTTATATCTAAACTTAGACCTTTGGGCAAAGATATAGGTAGTGCAATAACTGTACCATATTGTCTAGCATGCCTTAATTCATCATAAGATGTGTCTAAAAAAAGCTCCCTACCATTTAAAATAATAGTGTCCTCTTGTGTTTTTTCTACTTTTACAAAAAAATAATCTTTTACAGGTCTCATATAACTTCGTATTTATCTCTTTCTTGTATATCGTATTCTATAGCTGTAGGCTGATCAAAAAACCTTTTCCAAGGTCTTGAAAATTTTTCATCCCTTGATTTAACATAAACATCGTAAACAACTTGTTGATGCTTATACCAAGCGGCTTCATCCTGTATTATAGCTGTAATCTCAATATTTCCATTGTTCATTAACTGTCCAACCTTATAGGTTAGTCCTTGTTTTAAATCCCCTATAGTTATCTTTCTAATAATAGGATTTATAGATTCTATTTCACTCATCATCTTTTGTATTAGTATTATATTCAGAATCAAACTCATAAGTATAAACTTGCTGATCTGATGAAGTATCTTGAGACTTTTCTTTTTTTAACGCAACCTTAAGAAGTATTAAGTATCCTATAAGATCTGATATTGTATCTTCTGTTTTATCATTTATACCCTTGTTCTGTATACGCATAAGCTTATCATTTATACGTGCACACAAAGAGTCCACTGGAGATCTTGAAGGAAATACTGTTGATGGGTTGGTGGCTGAATCGCCATAGTCTCGATTCTTCTTTATAAGAAGATTTTTCATAGATTCGCACATCTCCTCTATGAGTTGTTCTGTTGTTTTCATGGTATTGTATTAAATTAAATTGTCACTAATATAGTGAAAAAATTTTATTCAAACAATATCCTGCTAATTTTTTGATAATGTACTGTTAGTTCAGTTGTTTTAGATCCAGCCATTTGTTGAACCCCAATGTACGGTATTAAATCGTGATCGTCAGCTAAGGCTAATGATTTTGTTGTTGATAAACTTTGAGTAGCTCCACCCGCTGTGGCTGATGTCACTAATCCATATTGAACTCCGTCAACAAAAACAGAAACTTGTCTATTTGAATCTATAGATATTCTAAACCTGTAATTAGTGGAAGCTGCCACAACTATTCCCAAATCTGTCACATAATCCGTTCCATCATTAGAATAAACAAAATGTAAATTAGCGTTTGTTGTTAGAGTGCCTTGATCATCATCTGTACAGAATAAGAAATAAGCTTGATCTGCATCTGTTGTATAAACAGGAGTGTTTGTTAATTTTAAACCAGCATGAAAAGAGTAATCCGTTATCGTTCCATGAGTTGTTATGGAACACTCCCACTCTACTTGATTTTCCGTTCCAAACTTTACTCCAGTCCAAGCTGTTTGATTAGAGTCTAAATGTGGAGCTATAATAACTTGATCATTATCAGCACCGTCTGTCTGTATAACTATACCAGCCCTAGTAGATGAAAAGGTAGCGTCACCACTTCCAGCGTTAGTTCCAACTAACTCAAAGTCTGGATTAGCTATCATTCGTGTCGCTTCAGAAGAATCTTGAATGTCAGCATTTCCTTGAGGTAGCCTTTTAAAAAACTCTTCCAAATACCATCTCTGAGAACTTCTTCTAAAATTACCCTCTACTTCTAAATCAGCGTTAGCACTAATCTTGTCATTGATAGTATCCACAACAAATAAAGTATTATTGCTACTGCTAGTAATTTTAAATGCTTGAGATACTGGACCTAAAGAAAAGAGTGCAGAGCCTGAATTGGATCCAACATGCAAAGAACAAGTAGGTACAGTCTGAGATATACCAAAATAAGTAGAGTTAGAAACAACTCTACCCTCAGAATCCTCCACATACAAATAAGTATTGTTACCGCCAGATGCTGTATCTATATCTCCAAGCTTAACATTGTAAGAACCTAAAAAATCACCGACATAAAACTTATTGTAACCGTTAGCATTTTGAACTAACACAGACTGATTAGATGTTCCTACTATATGTAAATTAGCCCTAGGAGTTGATGTTGTAGAAAGATTTAGAGTTAAACTGCCTGAAACATTTAGTCTGGAGTCACTTAAAGATAATGCACTTTGATTACCGTCACCATCCTCTATTATAGTTGGTGTAGATCCACTAAAACCTACAGTGGACTCTGTCTTTAATAAAGTCTTATATGTATCTTTTATGTTTTGTCCTGTTAGTGTTGCCATGTTATTTATTTATTAAAATATTCCGTAATAGTCTAAATAGACAAGAACCCTACCCGCTGTAGCGTCTGTTGTTCCGTTTGATGTTCCTTCACTAACAATATAAAGGTAGCTGTCTGCCGAAAGCTCACCATTAGTCTGGAGAACATCCTCTGTTCCTCTACCACTAAAAAATTGTTTATTAAGGTTTCCAGATCCAGATCCAATGTTAGGTCCAACATTACCTGTGACACTATCAGTTCCGTAACTAAAGTTCTTATCGCTGGCTAGTAGAGCTTGATAATTAGCAGGTGCAGTTCCAGCAGAAACACCAGTATTTGTCCCTAGTCCCAACTCAAAATTATAAGTTGCTAAGTTACTAAGTTCTTTTACTATTACTGTCACTGATTTTATCCTTGAAAACTGAGGTATCTGCACTGATCCTATTTGCTTAATAACACCATGATCAGTAGTGTTGGCATCAAAAATATCTAATTCTGCTACGATAGTAACAAAGCCAGTACCCATCTTTATTTCCCTTACAATATCGTTTGAGTTATTGCCAGTTACGTCAGTAAAAATTAGATCGCCATCTGGAGCAAGTTGCAAAAGAGCTCTTTGAGACCCAGAAGCATCAGTAGTTGTTATTGCAGTAGCACCCCTATCTTCAACCGTGATCTCACAGAAGTCATCTGTGGTTGCACCAGCTTTTTCGTATATTCTTAATTTTGAATTACTACCATCTTCTCCAAAAAATTCAAAAGCAGGATTAGATGCAGTTGAAGTTTGCACAGCAAAAGTTTTAGCAGTAGATCCACTACCAATCAAAAACGTGCTTTTACCATCAACACTAAACGTTAAATTAGCATTTGTCCCATCATCATCAATAGTAGATATTGTCGTGGCACCAGCAGCGGAAGTCGCTATAGTGAATTTATCTCCTGCGTCAGCACTACTTCTAATACTCAAGTCTATACCTCCATCTTCTGTAATAAGAAGAAGACCTACAGTATTAGTAGCAACGCTAGTGTCACCTCCTGTGCATGATATTTGTAAACCCGTTTGAAATACGTTACCAGCATTACTGGAATTATTTAAAGTTATCACCCCTCCCTTCATAATAGGAGTCGAAGAACTATTATTAGTTCCTGTGTCAGCCATGTCTATATTAAGAGCTGTAACTTGTTTAATTTGACTAGCAGCAAGATTAGAAGTTTTATTATAGTCTATTTCCATCAAAACCTTAGTTTCAGTGGTAGCTATTTCGTCTGTAATATCCAAATTAATAGCTCTTCCAGTTGAAAGTTTAGTAGTGGATATATCTATAACGTTAGCAGTTGTGTTAAAAGCATTTATATCTAAAGCTATTTGATCTTCGTCAAGATTGGATATTGTGGCAGCAGCGGTGCCTCCAGATGTCGGGTTTTCAATGAATAGTTTTCCCCATGATTTCGCTGAGGTCCCTAAACCTCCTTCTTGATCTGCTCTGGGGACTATGTTTGGTGTTGCCATGTTTTTTCTTTTTTATATTTTAATTATAAGGATTTGGGAATACTGTATCGTCTATAGGCTGAATGTCACCATTAGCATCTACGTTCCAGTATCCCTCATCATATGTTTGTTCTAGTTCTGCATCAGGATCAGCAGGTTGATAATCGTATACTCCATTTACCAATCCTGTGGTTATATCCAAATCCCAAGAGTCATTGAAATCATATAGAGTTGGTATAGGTGTCACCGCATCATACGTGCTTCCAGAACCTGTTGAGGTAGCAGCTTCCCACATGTAGTCTTCTATGACTACTCCAGCAGAAGAAGATCCAGCACCCGCTAAATCTCCAAAGACTAATGAAGCTCCTAATCCTAAAGCCATATCTTAATGTTTTGGTGCTAGGTAACATATTACCCCTCCATCAGCATCTCCTGCTGCCATCTGAAAAGTTGTCCATCTACCATAAATAGTTAAACCTTTAGGAAATATAGTTGTTCCAGATCCAGCGTTAATCTCTTCTCCCCCTGTACCTTCATCACCTGCTCCTGAAGAATGAGAACCGGTTCCTGTTGTTGTTATGTAAATCTGAGAGTTTTCATCTGCGTTCTCACAAGTCATAGCAGAAACAGTTGTGTCCGCCATAAATGTTATAGCACATATAATTTTGTCAGAAGGTGGAGTTACCAAGTCAGTATCATTTACAAATATTGATCCGTACTGTCCAAGGGTAGCTTCTTGTGCTTTCGTTCCTGATAATGCCATTTTATTTTCTTTTAAATTGTTCCGTACAAATATAGTAATTAATTCCAAATATAAGAAATATTTAGTATATTTGATCTATTATAATTAAATATAAGGCTTTGGATAGCAATAACTATCTTAAATATTATAGAAATATACTGTTTGACTTTAGAGATAGATACGAGCTTAAAATATCCGACATAGAGTTTTTATTCTTTGTGTATGACATGGATTTTTTTACGGGTCTAACTATAGCTAAAGACTATAGATGCTCAAATAGTTTTATAACTAGAAACTTGCCAAAATTAATGAGCAAGGGTTATGTAAAAATATATCTTGAAAAGGCACACAATAGGGCTAGAAGATATATGATATCTCAAAGAGGAAAAATATTAGTTACTAAATTTTATAGAGAGCTAAAAGAATATAACTATGGCTTATAAAAAGAAAAAATATAAAATAAATAAAAAAACACCTAAAGCACAAGAAGGTATAGATTTGACAGAATTTGCTGGGTACCTTGGTGGTGGAGCGTCATTAGAGGGTGTTGGAGATTGGTTCCAAGGCGTTATTGATAATATTGTTGGTGCAGCTCCAAACATATCTTTCACAGGTGGTAAGTCTGAAAAAACTGAAGGCATTACCCTTCCGGGAGATAGAGATAGAAGAAAAGGGTCTTTAGATGCCAATACCTTAAGAGTTAACAACCCAAACTTCAAAGGTTTTTCTAGTCCAGTTCCAAGTGGCATGTTTAACTTGAGTCAAGAAGAGTTAGAAGAGCGGTTTGGTGATGCCATAGATTATCAAAAATTTCGTGACAGAATGTTTAAAGAGGACGGTACAGCAAGACCTATAATGGATCGATTTGCTAGTGGTAGACTTCCTATGTCGGCTAGAATGCCAGGTGGACCTCAGGTTTCTGATTTTAATTTTGCTGGTCGTACAGAGCGTGGTCGTTCAGCTACTGGAACTAATACACAACCATTTGACATGGCTGCTTATCTGTTATCTCAAGATCCAAGGATTTTAGAAAAGATAATGAGAAATACTCACAATAAAGTAAAAAGAAAATTAGAGTCTGGCTCTTCAATAGCAAAAAGGTTTGGTCTTGATGAAAGCAAGCCTCTAAGTCCCTCTAGCAGACAGTTTTTATCTGATATAGATGAGAAAGCTTTAGAGAGAGAACTCAAAAGGTTTCAAAAAAATCCGGAAAGAAACAGAGGACCGTTTTATGACTTGTTATTATATAGGGAGCTTTTAGGCAATCCTAACTTAACTTTTCAAGAGGCTGATGAAATAGGAGAGCTTGTAAAATCTGATGACTTTAAAATGGCTGCTGCTAACACATATCCAGAGTATGTTAGTTCAGATAAGAAATTTGCTTTTGATCCTGGAGCTATAGGGGGTGCCTTCCGTACTACTGTAGGTGATAAGTCAAGAGACTTTGATAAATTCTCTAAAGGTACACCTGAAAGTTATAAAGCCAACCTAGAGGCTTCTGGTATAAAAACAGATATATCTGGACGAATCAGACCCAATGAAACTTGGACGTATCTACAAAATCAAGCTATGGAAGGTGATCGTAAAGGTGGAGGACTAACTAGGTTTGAGCTAGAAAACAAACTAATGACAGATGAGAATATATTCTCTAACTTTGTTCCTAGCAGAGGTCAGTTTAAGTACGATAATAACATAGCTAGGTTAGGTGAAGAGGGTAATCAATTATTTAACTTTGGTGTTAGATACGATAAGGAGTCTAACAGACATTTTTCTGAAGGCAGAAACAGATTTCTTACAGAGCAAGAAGAAAAAATATATAGAGAGTCTGTTATAAATAAAACTATTGATGATGCTGGATGGAAGAGTGCCCTGGACACAGAGACTAAATCTCCATCACCTATTGGTGTTGATCAAGTTCCTTCAGGCAAGGTTGACGAAACGCTAACTCTTCCGGGTATGCCAGCTTTTCAAGATTCATTAACTGATCCTATTGTCGAAAACATACAAAGCATATCAGATCCAAAACAAGATTCTGCAAGACAAAAAAAATCTATAGACTCTATCGTGTCATCAGTAAAAAATAAAACTCACATAAAAACAGGGGAAGAATATAATGCTTCTGATTTAAAAAGAGATGCTAACATTATAAGAAGTGAGTTTGGTGATGATGCTTACAATACTCTAATGACAAGTTTGACAAATTTGCCACCATTAAAGCCAGCTTCTACCATAAGCTTAGTGGAAGAAAAAGATGAAACCCCTGAAGAGGTAAAGAAAAAAGAGCCTACTATTAAAATAGGTGGAGACAAAGGAGAGTCAATGTCTCAAAGTGTTATGAATGCTTTTGAAGAAGATGAAGAATCAGAGGAGGAGGAAGAACAAACAAATCAAGAAGTATCTCAACCTACCGGATCTACTGCCGCATCTCAGGCTTCAAGTCCGACACCTTTTATGCCCTTCTTTGATAGCGATCTTAACTTAGGCATGCCCACATATAGAGATGGTGGTTTTGGTAAAAAGTTTAATATGAAAAATATGAAGTTTGCCAATGGAGGAACCTTTGCAACTCCTGTAGCTAGAGCTTTTGGAGGAGGCAGTGGCGGAGGTGTCGGAGTAAGTGGAGGTTTTGACATACCCTCCATATATGAAAGTAACAGAGAAAAGGAAACGGTAAAGTCTGGAGAAATGTATTTAAGCGTTAAAGTCCTAAGACTAGAAAATGAGATAGATAAATTTAAACAATCTATGGATGTCAACAGTGATCAAGATAATGCAAGGCTAGTTGCTTTAGAAACAGAGCTAAACGAATCTAGAGCAGAGTTGGCATCTTTAATGGGCTCAAGCAGAGCGATGAGTCAAAACGAATTATAATTATGGGAGAAACAATGATGATAATAATAGAAGGTTCAAGTGATCACTCCATGAAGAGCGGAGGTGAAGAAATGGATGTCATGGGATACCAGACAGAAAACTTTCACGTTTGCCCTGGGGCACTAGAAACATTTTCTAAAATAGTAAAACAAGGTTACAGAGGTCCAGAAGCAGATATGGTTAGAAATCTAGCCATGCTAACAGACGATTACCTAGCAGTAGAAGTTCAGGCTATGAAGTCGGGGGCTACACCTGAAATGATAGAAAACATGGTGTCAATAGGCAACAGCGTATTTTTTCACCTAGGAATATTTGCAAACACAATACAAGACGAATCCATAATACAGATGTTTGAGTTTATGCCGGGTCACATAACTAAGACAATGGGCATGATGTCACATGGTGGTATGGAAGAAGAGTCTTGTTAAATTAACTATTAAAAAAAAATTATGGCATTAGCAACAAGAAAATCAGGAAACATACATTCAAAAACAGGTAGTGATCTATTAGCTATGAAAGCAAAGTACGATGCAAACGCATTAGACGATATGCCAAAGTATGATGACTTTCAAGCACTATTATATCAATTACAATTATTAAGAGAGGATATTGACGAGATTAGAAGATATATAGCAAGTGCGGAATTGTTAGAGACAGGTGCATTAGGAGGAAGATTACCAAGCAGCGATCCAAGGGCTCGTGGTAGACTATGGAATAATAATGGAGTATTGAGTGTTAGTCGAGGCTAAGTTCTTACCTTAGATCTATTTCTTCTGTATTCACGCCTTACAGCTTTACAACCCTCACATCGACATCCGTTTCTATAAGCAGTAGCAGATGGACAAGGCACAGGCTCTTTTTGCCTGGCAGCAGCGTAGTTGCAAGAAGCGTGTGAGAAAGCTATATTGTCTAGATCAAAAAAATTACCCACAGGATCGTCAGAGTCTAACCAAGGTATCTTATGCTCTACAGTCATATGCTTAGAGCTTTCTATCTCTGCACCACACTGATAGCACCAGTTGATCTTTAAACGCTTGGCTAAACTAAATAATAACTCTTTCTTTAATCGGTGTGCGGCAGTGCCAGGATTCATGCCTAGCTGTTTAGTTTTTTTAGTTTTAATACACATTTATCTGTAGTTTAGTATTCCCCCAAGAGCAAACTCTTGACCTATACTAGATCTAGAATTTAAAAACTTCTTATACTCCTCCTTCTTCCTATCTATATCTTCTTTTGTAAAATCAGGGTTACTATTATAATTTCTATACCAGTAGTCAACAACCGAATCTGGATCAGTGTTTGGAAGGGGTTCTGGAGAAATAGCGTACTTTATTCTGGCAGACAACGCTGCTGCTATTTCATTATTATCCTCTAACAGTTCTTTTAGATTACTCCTATCTTTACTTATAACATCATACTTATCAAAGTAATCATTGTAAACCTTATCATAAGTTTCGTTTGTTTTAGAAACTAAGTCTTGTAAAAATATATCATCTATGGACCAGTGAGAATTAGTGTAGTCCCTACTGTAAGCACCCTCGTTAGCACCAAAAGAGTTTTCTAAAAAGGCTGTAGCCTCCATCAATACTTTTAGTTTTTTCTTGTCTTTAGTAGCGTCCCTTTCAACAACCCAGTTTATTGCGTCCTGTATTCCTTTAGATCTTTTACCAGAAGGAACTGTGCCGCCCTCTTGAAACTTCTTAAGCATAGTAGCTTTCTTTAAAGCCTCTAGTGCCGCCCTTTCACCCTTTGTTGCTCTAGCCGGGGGCTGTATAAGATCTAGAACTTCTTTTTTTGACAAGCCCATTTTCTCCCTGTATTCTTTAAAGTCAGAAGCGTCTAGCTTTACAAATTCAGCTATATTCTGAGCTATAGTATTGTCCTTTCCGAAATTAGATGCGTACTGACTTATCAAGTTAATAAAACCCTCATAGTCCTCATCGCTTAAAGTATCCACCTTTTCTAAAGCCTGACTGATTCCCTGTATAAGTTCATCGTTTATATTTGAATATGTAAATCTTTGTTCAGCCCTTTGTTTGGCTTCCTCTTCACTAAATCCTTCGTCCTTAAGTTCTTCAACCATAACACTTCTAAGACTTTCCAAATAAGGCTTATCATCCCTATACGCTTCAACACGATCCAAATACTCAGTTACATTACCACCTATCTGTTCACCGTAATTATCATAACCTATGTTTTCAGCTAGCTTATTAAAATAATCGTAATACTTTTGATCAACACTTTGGTTTTGCTTATTTATCAACATCTGCAAGAAAGCACTTTCAGCCTCTTCAACCTTTTTGTTTAGATCTTTTTTACCTGCATTCTCCATATCTACCTTTTCAGAAGGCACACTGTCTCTATAAAATAATTCATTAGCCACCAAAGGTTTTCCGTACATTCTTCTTGCCACCTCTTGCTCCATCTCTTTTTCGGTTATCATACCGTCCTGAGCCTTTCTTACATTATTACCCCTAGCATTACGATCACCAGCAGTCCTGGTTTTATTACCCCTATTCTTAGATGGGCTTTCTAACATTATGGATCCGTCAGACATATGAGAAACATCTTTGTTGTCCCCATTACCGTATGTGCCCTTGTCCCTATTGATCTTATTAAGCTTAGCACGCTTATTCTTAGCCTTAGGGCTACTGTGAAACTTCTTATATTCTTCTTTGTAATTTCTGGGCATAGGTCAAATATATAAAAAAAATGTGAGATAAGTTTAGGTTGGGGATAATAATGTAATACAACGCATGTTAGCACAATACCAAAACCGGTATTTTTTAGGGGGGTAGGTCAGTATATACATAGGTCTACAATTTACAACGTCGATTTTTGCAACTATTAACAAAATTGTAGGCTTAATATATATACTATACTATATGTCAAAAAATTACATATATATATTTGTATATACCCAAAGCCATTCGTATATAATTTTCTATATATGTCCACAATAGGCGATTGGTACTTCGTTCCGGAAACTATTTCGTTTGTGTGATGTGTGAAGCTTGGAGCTAACCCCCTACCAAAATTAATACATAATCCACCTAACATACTGAAATCAAATTTAAGGCACATTTTCTTACGTTTAAGAAACTTTCTCTATGCTATGGAATACTACTATTAAAAGTTTTTGTTTCGCTATTAGAATCAATTTCCCTCTGTTAAATTATGAAAGATTTTTACATTGTTAATAATATTGTTAATAACTATATTTTTAATGCTTGACTTTATCAATTTAATGTGTTATTATATCGCACATCATACGCAATACCATTAGTAGCTTGTAATACTATTTGTTATTTAGAATCGTTCTAAATTTATATTTTTTTTCCTCTGTTAAATGCAATCATTTTTCACACCTTGTAATTTGTATTGTTATTTGAATTATCTTCGTACCATACGATTGACACAAGGTTAATCACTAACTAAAAATAACTAACTATGTTTAAAGAGCAAGAAATTTATACAGATAAGCAAAACGGAGATACATTAAAAATTATATCAATTACCGAAACGCAATACCCAACACAAGAAATTAATGGAGCTTGGGTTGAATTAAATAACAATGGAGAGGAATGGTGGAACGATGCTAAGATAGAACAATTTATATTAAATTTTTGCTAAACTAAATCACTAACTAAAGATTACAACTATGACTGAAAAACAATATAACACCGAGATACAAAAATTACAAGAGGAATTAGAGATGACGAAAAAAATGTTAACAGAAGCAGAGGATAGGGCAGACAAGTACGAAATGAAATACGATATATTATTTTCTGTAAAACATTTCTCTTAAGTAATACTGATGAGCTCTGATAGAGCGAAACACAAGGGGGATAATTCCCCCTCTAAAAAGTGTCTATTACTAAAACTAAAACTACAACTATGAATAAATTTAAAATAATAACAGTATTAGACTATACTACCGGTAAAGTAAATCAATATAACATTGAAGAGTGGGGTATTGATGAACAGAGAATAGAAGATTTTCTTGACGAAGCTGGTCACAAAGTAAG